GAATTGAATTAGAAATACAATTTAATGTTTCATCAATATCTAAAAAGATTATATTCATAACAATGTTAATAATATAGCAGCAATTAAATTTAATATAATAAACATATTTTTTAAATTGGGAATATAATAAGTTTCAAATATCTTATCAAATTCTGAATTATCCATATCCTGAAATTTAAGTATTTTTTCATGTGGAACTTTTAAATAAGTTATTAACCATAATGACATAAATCCTAATATAGCTTGCAAAAGGACAAATGATAATAATGTTTCAATGATTTGTTGTGTCATTAGCTTTCCTACAGGTTTCAATAATGTTATTAATACGTTCTACTACTTGTTTATCAGTTGCGATTTTTTTAATGTCTTCTGCTAAAAGTTTAATACTGTGAATAATTTCTAATACAGCATCTGTTTCATCTAAAGCAGATTTTAATTTGGCCATTGTATAATCCTGATTTAATTTTGAAGGTTTCATATATTAGCTATTAACAATTTCTTTTCTAATTCTGATTTAACAGTATTTTTAGCCAATTTATAAGATGTAAATAATTTTCCATATTGAATAATACTTTTATTGATGTCTTCATTTAAAATAGTAAGGTCTCCTAATTTATGTTCTAATATTTGATTTGCAAGTAATTTACCATTTTTATCTTTATCGATTACAAATATTAATTTTCTTCTTGATTGTTTTAATAATGTGATTTTAGCTTCATTCAATTTACTTCCTATAATAGAAATACCATCTACCAAAATTGCGTCAAAAATACCTTCTGTAATATATAAAGGTTGTTCAGTTTTTTGATAAATTTTGTCAATATTAAATATAACTGCTTCTTTAGATACTTCACAATTTAAATATCTTTTCTTTTCATTTTGTAATATAGACCTAGCTTGCCAGTAAATAATTTTACCATGTCTATAAAAAGGTAAAATTATTCTATTAACATAATATTTGTCACCTGAAATATAAAATGGATAATCGTCTAATTCTATTTTTCTTGATTGCAAATAATTTACGTAATCTATATGGGTATCATTAAGTTTAACACAAAGTTTAGGTAAGGATACCTCAGGTGTGTATAGATTAACTTTCTTTAATTGTTCTAATGAAACTATAGCTTCTTCTTTTGGAGCAAAGAATGCAAGTCCTCTAGCTTTTTCAATATCTTCAAGTGGTATATTAATTGCTAATAGAAATTTCTTAAGATTTTTAGAAATAATTCCATTAGCAATTTCATATCTTGCTTTGAATTGACAGTTAAAACAATTTATACCAACATTATCTCCATCAAATTTAATTCCCATTCTGTCTTGATAATCATGACAAATAGGACACTTGCATTGATTAAAGCCTGTTGAAGACAATTTAGTATAAAAGATATTTTTGTTTATTAGTTCAGCAATTTTCATATAAAATATTATATCATTTTATTTGAAAAAAGTAAATTATAATTTATAACAATTTATCTTTTTTAATATTGAAAATGCTTCTATTAACCAATTTAACATATCCCATTTTTTCAGGTTTCTTCGGAACATGCCCTAAATTATATGCTGCAATTAGCTGATTATCAGAATGAGCGTCATCTTGAAGGTCTTTAAGATATAAAGCAGCAACATAAATATTAAATTTGTCATTATACGCAAGTTCATGCTGAACATCTTTAGAATGCATATGTTGTTTAATTTCTGGATGTCGAGCAATAACTGCTTTGGCAGTCCCAGTTTTAATTTGCCCTAATCCAACAGTTTGGTCATGTGCAGCTTTATGTTTTGAAGTTCTAAACTTCTTAGCTGTTCCTGCTCCACTTTCATGCAATATGATGCCAGGCAAGATGACAGGATTTTTTAATCCTTCTTGCTGTGCAGTTGAATAAGCAGTTCTAAGAATTGCTTTTTGTGATGAACTGAAGTTTTCTCCATTTGTTCTATTATCTTCGGTTGAAACAAGAATTTCTTCTTGATGTTTTCTATTTCTAATATGCTCTATAATACGAGCTTTCTTTATATGTGTTAAGGTCTGTTTCTCAACTTGGCCTTTGTTATGACCTATCTTCGCATGTTTCGTTCTGGCTTCAGCAGAATTTGTTAAAAGTAAAGCTAAAATTAGCACATTGAAGTATTTCATTTTTTCTCCCTCTCTCTTGAGTTTTAGACATAGGATACAAAAAATTCCTATGGGATACTCTACTTTCGGGTTTTTAGCTCGAGTATCACAACGCCTATGCTATATGAAAAACACTAACGACTTAGTGTATAGCATTCTTTAGGCAAATAAGGCATAAGCAAATGAAGCTTATATTTAGACTAAGCAAGGTAGTCCGCCGTTAAATAGATATTTATTCAAAAAAATCTTAAGCAAGTGGTAAATATTCGTATTCGATATTATGGCTATTAAATCTAGTAACTGAAGACATATCAACTCTATCATAATAATTGCTAAACACTACGCGTTTTACACCAAGAGCTAATAATAATTTTGAACAGTGGATACAAGGTTGCAACGTACAATACAATGTAGAACCTTCTAAAGATATTCCTTTTTTAGCTGCATACACTATAGCATTTTGTTCAGCATGTAATTCAGCAACATCAGACCATGCTCGATGTTCAGCCGGGTCAAAATTTTGTTTATCAAATAATTCATCACAATTTTTTTCATCAGGTGGAGTTCCATTAATACCTGATACCAATATTCGTCCATCTAAAACATATAAACATCCAACTTGTCTAGATACACAATGACTTTTATCTCCTAATTCTTTTGCAATTCGAAGAAATGTTAAATCCCATTCTTTTAATTTACTCATCTATTTCCTCGTTTAACACAATAATTACCAGATTTAAAATAACCTGAAGGACAACCCATACCATTATACGAAGGAACTGCTGTATATCGCGAATTAGTTGCTACACAATAATTACCAGATGAAAAAAATCCTGAAGGACATCCTCCATTCCTAGGTATTGCAAATTTATCTGAAGTTGGAACACAATATCCTCCAGAACTTCTATATTGTGAAGGACAACCATTCATATAAGGAACTGGATAACCTTCTGCGAATAAAGAACTTGAAAATAATAGCATTAACATTAATACAGTTTTCATTTTACAAACTCCTCAATTTTAATTCCTTTTGATGATAAATTAACATATTGTTTATTGTCAGAAACCCATTTTACTGTAGCACTAACTTTAAACCAAACATTTTCTTTTTCTGCAAACATATTAATAATTTTTTTACTATTGGTATTAATTTTAAAATGTTGATTAACATCATTAATTAATCTAATTGCAATATGAGAAGTTGATTGACCATAAAAACTAGGTTCATCAAAAACTTGTTCCATTGAAATAAATTTTAAATTAACTTTAGTTTCAACATTAATATCAAAATCATCAAACAATTCTTTTGTAAATCTTAATTTTTTTTGTTCTTCAACTCTTCTTAAAACAACATTAATTTGAGCAATTGACAATTTGCCCCAAGTATAATATTGGGAAAAAATACTTTTTTCTATTTCTGATAAAGTAGTTTTATCTCCTGATACAAAAATTTCTTTTCTTTTATTAAAGATAGCTAATTGTTTTTCATCCATTAACGCATTAGTAGCTTCTTTAGCAAGCTCAACACGTTCAATAAAAGCTCTTTGTTTTTCTAAACGTTTAGCTTCTTTTCTATCTAAAGCTCTTTGTAATTTCTCTTCAGCGGTTAATTTAGCCATGGCAGCTTCTCCTCTATTTTGAAATATAATATACCAAAATTAAGGAAAAGTAAATAATTATTTTTTATTTTGTTCAATAATATTATTAGAAGTTTTGCTCTTCATTGCTAAAAATTTACTATAAGCATCCACTCCTCCAACATATGACAAATATAACCCAAATATATCAAATGATAATTTATCCATTATTGTTAAATGAATAACAACCCAAGAACCTATCACCAATCCAATTAAAGACATTACTTTAGGCAAAGCAACTTTATTACTAGTTCCATTAACTGTTAATAAATCAGACCAATCCATTGTTGCTGATGTTTGCGCTTTTCTAAAAACTCTTATTAGAAAAAATACGCAAACTAAAAATGCAAAAATAGAAAATCCACCATTCCCTATTTGTAATAATTGTACAAATTTATCCATATCTTATACTCCATAAAATTTCCTTTTTCATGAAGTATTTACGCAATTATCCCAAATGTTGTTTAAGATTATCCAAACCTCCAATAACTGCTCCATCAATAACAACTTGTGGAACACTTCTCGCTGTAGGTATTTGTTCTAAAAACATATCTCTAGAAATTAAATCATTATCAACATCAATTTCATCATCTGGGACAATAATAACTTCTTTATATGGAATACTATGTTCTTCTAACAAAAGTTTAGCTTCGTCACCCTGCGGGCATATTCGAGTAATATATAAAATTGCATGCATATTTAATTCCCTAATAAATATAAATATATTTTAAAAATATGCTTGTCACGATCCTGCCAGATCTACAAGCTCTAAACATATTTTACCATAATCAAGGAGATTACTATGTCCAGCAAAAGTATTTATTCATTTAAAAATGACTATTCACCTTCTAATTTATCTTTTATTCCATATACTTATGTTATAAAACATAAAAAAAGCGGTAAATGTTATTATGGAGCAAAATATTCTTCCAATGCAAATCCTGAACTATTTTTTAAACATTATTTCACATCTTCTAATATAGTGCATCTATTATTGGAAAATGAAGGTATTGAAGGTTTTGATTTTGAAATAAGAAAATGCTTCAAAAATGTTGCAGATTGTTTAAAATGGGAACAAACTGTATTGAGAAGATTAAATGTTAAACATAAAGATATTTGGTTAAATAAAGATCAACATCAACAAAGTGCAAACAATTTAAATAAAATTTTAATTTCTAATGAAGAATTAAATATTTGTATTAGATGGCCAAAAGATATAGAAATACCTAAAGGTTGGATTAAAGGTAATATAACAACTAAAAATAAAAAAATATCTTATTCTAATAGAAAATGGTATCATGATCCGTTAACAGGTAAAAATTATCATATAGATCCATCTAAAGCAGATTTATTTAAATTGATTTCTGGAAGAAATGCAAAAAACACTAAATCTAATTCTGAAAAACTTAAAAAACGAAATCTTATTAATATAAATAATGGATTAGAAAATAAAATGATTTCTATAAATGAACCAATTCCTGAAGGTTGGATTAAAGGTAGATTATTTAGTGGAATAATTAGAATAACTAATGGAATAGAAAATAGACATTTTAAAATATCTCCAGGTATAAAAATACCAGACGGTTATTGGAAAGGAAAAACTAATTTAGAAAAAGTAAATCGAAAAGTTCCTAAAAAATTTAAACATATAACTAATGGTACAATTGATTGTTTATTATATGAAAATGAGCAAATGCCAAATGGGTTTTATTATAAAGCTGTTAGTAATATCAACAAAAATTTTTACTGTTGTCCTCCAACACCTAAAATAATTATCAATAACGGAATTAAATCAATAAAACATCCTAAACATATGCCTATTCCAAAAGGATGGACATTAGGATATGTTAAAAAACAAAAACTCACTTTAAAAAGTAAATTATCAGTTTTTAAAAATATTTTTACAGCAGAAACAAGATTATTCAGTTCTGATTTTAAAAATGATAATTGGAAAAAATATAATCAATCAAAATTTAATCAATCAAAATCTGCCCCAAATAAAGGAAGAATAAGAATAGTTAATTTAAGTTCTGGTAAAATTAAATATATTAAACCAAATGACAAATTACCAAATGGGTATGATTTTTATACAAATATAAAATAATATTAAAAAAGGGAAGATAATTTAATCATCTTCCCTTCATTAAATCATTATGATACTTCTGACATTAACATATTATAAGCTTTTGTCTTAATTTCATTTTGACCACCAAATTCAGCATCCCAAAATTGATGACTTTCTCCTTTACGACCAGTTCCATGTGTATTCAATTCAGTGACGGCATTTAGCAAACCCCAAGCCGTTCCGTAAGACATATCAGAACCGATTCCATTTTTATATAATTCCATCAATTTCTCTACCTTACGTAATTCAGTCCTTGTTGGCTCCGGTTTTTTATTTTCTAATACCAAATTTTGAAAGAAATTTTCTGATTGCTTATCAGTAATTTTTACCTGAACTAGCTTATTGATGCTATTCATAAATTCAATCCATGATTTATCTAATAATCCTAAATTAATTTTCACTGCTGTTGGATCCCATTGTTTTCTATGGGAAATTGATATAATATCTCTAACAGAATTTTCTGCTAAAGCAATACTGAGAGTGTTCTGACATACAACTCGTGTAGATACAAACCGTGCAGATGTCTTTATAGAAGAGTCCACTGAAGTTGTTAGTAGTAAATGTCCTGAAACTTTGTCACCTGAAGTAACTTCAAAGTCTTTACCTAGTTCAGCTAAAGCCCAAAATCTTCTACCTCCAAATAGAGAACCGGCTGTAGATAATTTCATATTATTATTTTCTACTAAATCTCTGAAGAATTCAATAACTTCAGTTGGTTGAACTACTTTAAAATCTTTACTAACAACTGATAATGCAGCATGAGTATCTGAACGATAAAGCACTTTTCTATCTGGAAATGTTTTAACATCAGGAATAAAGAGAGGTGATGAACCTGGAATTGTGTATGAAACATCAGAGGTTTCTACATTCCAATTTAAACCAGCAGCAATTGTCCATTCATCAATAGACGCATTATCTTCCATTTGTTGGCCTTGACCATGCCATACTTTAGAACGGTCTCCTAAGAAAGCCATGTTGGTTCTGTTATTACTTGTATCTAATTCAGCAGACATCTTCTTATCCTCGTATTGTTTTAGAAAGTAAGATAATTATATACTAATTTGTGAAAAAGTAAAACATTTTTTCACAATTTTATTTCTGAAAAATTTTTAATAGCTGACATCCAATTTGTTCCGATAATACATTTTTTAGTTAATGTTAATAAATTTTCATAATTGATTTCAATCCATTTTTTCAACATAGAAATATCTTCTTCTGTTAAATTGTTTTTTCCTTCTAAAACTTCAAAATTTAATTTAGATTTTATTTCAATAAAAAAACAATTATCATCTAAATCCCAATTATCAGAAATATTATTAATTTGTAAAATTGGATTGATCAAATGTTTATTATGGATAATGCCTTTTTTATTTGTGATAATTAAACCATACATTATTTTGAAATTTAGCCCAGTTTCCTTTTCTGAAAAAGGATAGTAATCATAAATTTTTTTCATTATTGTTTATATGGTATTAATTTTGAAATGATTTGTTGAAAATTACCAATACCTTTTTCATAAAATATAGCCAATTCTGATAATGTAACTTTATTATCAGATACCCATTTTAATATGTGCGCGCGTTCTTCATTTGGGATTTTACAAGACTGTAATGTTTTTATTTTAGAAGTAATTATCAATTTTCACCATTCGATGTGCCATAATAGCTTCACTAATCGCAGAACCTTTCAAAGCTTTCTGTTCTGGAGTCAATGAATCAAAACTAACACTACAATAATCAGAAATCATCAATGAGGCCCTATGTGAATCTTTCCTATTATCCATATTGATACTATTGAACATATTAAACACTTTCCAAAACTGCTGAGGGTTATGAGACACTTTAAAGTGGTCAAATACCTTAACCGTATATCGAGCATTCAAATCATACTTCTGTCTAAAAATTTTAAAGTCAATCGACAAGTCTCTTACTTCATTGGAAAATTTCATTCTTTCGCAAATAGACTTAATTTGTTCTTCTTCAAATTTAGAAAACATAAAAGCGATTCGTTCAATGTTGCAGGTCATATGACGCAATGTAATAGTCCATTCAATCAAACGAGCAGGTGATTGGTCTTTAATCATTACATCCAATTCTGGAAAAATGACTTCCAAAGCTCCAACTTGCCACAAACAAGTAATAAAACGCATTGGGTCATTTTCACTAAAAGCTTTCTCGAATTCCAATACTACTCGTTCTTTTGTCAAATGTTGCAATTCACCTTTAGATACCAAGTCCTTCATCAACTCTATTGTCTTTTCAGCAACTTTAAAATCTACATATCTTGCTGTAAATCGAGCAACTCTCAATACACGTACAGGGTCTTCAGCAAATGCAGAAGATGTATGTCTCAAGATTTTGTTTTTCAAATCTTCTTGACCATTGAATGGGTCAATAATTTCGCCTGTTTCAATATCTTGTGCTATGCTATTAGCAGTAATATCCCGGCGACCCAGATCTTCTTCCAAGGTAACTGATGTACTGAAGTCTGTCTCAAAGCCATGGTAACCAGCTGTAACTTTACGTTCTTTACGAGCCAGAGCATATTCTTCTTTAGTTTCAGGATGCAAGAAAACTGGAAAATCTGCTCCAACTTGGACAAAACCTCTTGAAATCATGTCATGGGGAGTAGCTCCTACAACAACATAGTCAATATCTTTAGGAGTTCTACCCATTAAGGTATCTCTTACTGCTCCACCAACTTTCATAATCTTCATTTCATTGCATCCATCTAATTAACTTTGAAATATTATAAATCAACCCTGCAAAAAAGTAAACAAATGAATTAAATTTCCCAACATTAAAATCGAACAAATCCAGAACAATGTTATATTTTGTTTTTCTATTTTGTTAATTTGTAAAATAGACAACCATTGTTTTCTTGTTTCTTGTTCTAAAAGATCCTCAAGTTCTTTAATTTTTTTATTTTTCTTATTCACAAATTGGAATAACAAATGAATATGATCTTCATATTTAACCAATGTTCCATCTTTACATTGTTCTAATGGACCAAACCATTTAAATCCTAAATTATATCTTTTCATATCATTTTAGCCTCTATAAATAATTATTTATGATTATAAGAGAGATGCTGCCAATATGAAATTAGAAAATACTGTTGAACTTTCTACAATAAATCAGAATAATATGAGACTATATAAAATTCCATCAGGAGAACATTTACCTTCTATTACAACAATATTAGGACAAACAATGGAACCTGAAAAACAAGCTTCTTTATCAAGATGGCAAGATAGTTTAGGAAAAGCTAAAGCTCAAGCTTATACAAAAAAAGCAGCAGATAAAGGAACAAATGTTCATTTATTAATAGAGCGATATTTAAAGAAAGAAGATTTGCAACTTAAAACTTTTTCAATTGAAGATATTAATGTTTTTACCGCTTTAAAAGTAAAATTGAATAATATAAAACCAACTGCTCAAGAAATAGCTTTATATTCTGATGAATTGGGAGTTGCTGGAAGATGTGATTGCATAGGTTATTATGAAGATATCCCAAGCATTATTGATTTTAAAACATCTAATAAAGTTAAATCTGATAAAGATATTTTAGATTATAAATTACAATGCACGTTTTATGGTATTGCTTGTAATGAATTATATGGAACTAATATTAATCAAGGTGTTATATTAATGTCAGCCCAAACTGGATTTCCTTTAGTATTCAAGTTTGAATTATTACCATTCAAAGAAGAATTAACTAAAAGAATAATCCAGTTTTACGAGAAATTTATTTAAATAACATTACATTTTCTAAATGCATCATAAAGATAATGAGCTTCATTTTTAAAACAACAGTAAACTTCATCCATACCAGCAGAATGTCCTCGGTCATAAGCTTTTTCATAAACAACATCAAATGAAAATTCAGACAAATTAGATAATTCAGGATGGTTTAATTTAAATTCTTCTTTTAAATCAGCATACCATGAATTAAAAACTTTATTATCAATTTGTCGAAGTTTATCATAATATGTATCAATATCAGTTTGATTGGTAACTACTTTTTCAACAAGTTTAGAATGATTATGAGCTAAGTCCCAAGTATCAAAAATAGTTGCTTGTCCTTTTTTATATGCATAATATTGTATTACAGGTTCAACTTTCTCTGGCAATACTGGGCAAATTTCAGTTTTATATTCTTTATATGTTTTCATCTTATGTTTCCTCTGTTTTCAAAAAATCAGAATGATATGATTTCCAAAATTCTTGTTTATCTTTAGAAAAATGTAATTCTATATCAATTTTAACTGGAATGTTATAACATCTTTTATATTTTCCTATAATAGGAATAATTTCTTTTAAAAAATTTTCTATAGCTTCATCGTTAATGTTTGTCATATTATATTACCATTTAATCAGAATGTAAAACATTTTGTTTTTTTAATTCTTCTAACTTTTTCTTCCATGATTTCAATTCTTTCTGTAAAGCTTTTCGTTCTGAATACCAATATTGCAGTACACCAGGAATAATACCTTGTTTTCCTGATTGATCAAAAATTGTTCCATAAGCAGATACTGCCCATTTCTGTTTTCTTAAATATTCATTCCATTGTTTACCAGTTTTTGTAATATATTGACCATTAATTAATGCTGTATGAGGATAATCATCTTTAGCAAAAATTCCACGCCAATCATATTCTTTAGACATAGCAGAAAAGAATGTATCTAGATTTACTCCAGCTTTATTACTGTCTTTAATTAATTGTTGAACATCTTCTAAAGTTTGCATTCTTTCAAATGTTTCAGGTGTTTCAAACTGACCAATTAAAGTTTCTGGAGAAATATTTAAACTTCTTAATACTGAAGGATAAAGAGAGTTAATATCAACACTTCCAACCCATTCATGTAATCCTCTATTAGGTGTTAATACAATAGCACCTTCAACTTTTTCATGAGAACCATGAACGTCTTTATCTTTAACAATTACATTTAAATGATTGTGGGCGTAATTAGTAGTTCCTGTATCAACATATCTAGTAGTTCCTAAAATTGCATCAAATGGTACAGTATTTTCATGAGCCATTTGATTAACTAATGCAACAAAAGAAAACTTTTTATCAAGTTTAACAAGAAGAAAAACGTCAATTACATTATAAGTAATGAATTGTTCAAAATTATTATAATACAAATCTCTTAAAGAACCATGATATTCTAATTTAGATAAACCTAATTCTTCTTCACAAATATTAGCTAATGAATAAGATGCTCTTCCTTCAAATGTAAATTTCTTAAACATAGCAAGATAATCTAAATGCGACCTTCCCATTAGTGTTACAACTTGCTCTTTTTTTCCAAATCTTTCAACTTCACGAATTCTTGGTTTTCCAGCGCCAGTAAAACATAATTGTTCTGCTGCTCTTTCACCAAGAATTTGAACAATTCGATTATAAATATATGGAATATCAAAAAACTCGCTATTCCATCCAGAAATAAAATCACAATCATCAATTAATTCTAAAAAGATTGATAATAATTCTGCTTCAGATTGAACAAATATAATTTCTAGATTTTCAATAGCTTCATAATTATATTTTGTTGTATCTGGAATGAATTCTTTTCCGTCCCAATTAGGTGGCGGTAATGCTAAAACATAGAATGTATCAAGCCATTGATTATATAAAGTGATTGCATTAATTGGACATCTTGCATCTTTAGGTGTTGCGAAACCTTGATCGTCTACATCTACCTCAATATCAAAAAATGAATAATTTAAATTTGGAATTGTTTTTCCATAATAATTATTCATCAATACTTTATCTATAATAGAAAAATCACTTTCATATTTTACTGGATATTCAGCGCATGCTAATTTAAAATCATCTCTATTTGAAAAAGATAATTTTTTTAATGATTGTTCTCCATACATTGATTTATAAGGACCATCACCTTCAACATAAAAATAATATGGATTAGGATATCGTGTTGCTTCACGTTTAGTTCCCACTCGTTCCCATACAATGATTTCTTCAGTTCCATAATCTTCAACAACTCCAACATAATTAGGTTCTGTCATAGTATCTCCATTTAAAAATGAAAATGGCCTAATATTAGGCCATTTTACATGTTATTTAAGTATTAGTCGTTAGAACCAAATAAAATTTCAATTGCAGCATCTAAAGCATGAATTTCAGATTGGGTTTCCAATGCATTATTATTAGTTGCGATTTTAACTAATGCATTGAACATTTTAGGGTCTAAACCAATTTTTTCAAGAGCTTCGTCTTTAATTGCTTTAATTGATTCATTATTATCTTTAATAATCATTTTTAATCGAACTGCTTCATCAATAAAACCCTGTAATGTTGTTTTATCTTTAGGGTTATTTAGAATGCTTTCAATATTTACGATTTCAGGTTTTGCCATTTTTATTACTCCACATAATTGTTTTCAAAAATTTATTATAATACATCTTCAATAAAAAGTAAATATTTTTAATCTACATAAGGTATCAACTCCTCGTCATAAGGTTTAACTAAAACATTTGCCATTGCAATATACATTTCTTTATTATCTTTCTCAAATAAAAAAACATGAACAATTTCTTCAGAATTCCATTCTTTAGTTATATGAGGAGCATTCTTCATCCTATCAGGATTAGCTTCCCAACCAACTTCAAATTCCTTTCCTGATATTTCTGATAAATTTTCACTAAATGCTAATAACAGATTATTACAATCATTAACACATGCTTCATATTCAGAAAAATGTTCAGACTCCAATTCTAAAGAAACAGCATCTAAATTTACTTTAAGTGGATAATTTTCAAAAACTTTATGTTCCATTTGAAACATTATCGTATAAACATAATAATTTCTTTTTTTCAATGTCTTCTCTCAATAATTTGGGATTGTTGAATATCTTCTGTTGTTAATGTAGAAAATAAACAAACTAATTCATTGTCAAGTTTTACAGAATAATCACAAACAATAAATTTGTCAATATTAAAATCGTCTTCTTCATCTCCCATCATGTATAAAGTATCTCCAATTAATGCAGATTTTTCTTCTTCTACTCTTTTTTCAAAATTATTAGTTGGAAAAAAATCAGGATTTGGATTAAAGTCAATTTCAACATTGTCTTCATCAAATATATCAACTAACATTTCGCAAAAACTTTGAGCTTGATTAAGTAATCCAATATCATATTGTTGATTATCAGTCATGATAGTCATCTTAAATATTTTATGTTCATCTCCAAATTCTGGACACACTGTGGAAATAACTGGTTCAAACAGTTCAATATAATTATAATACATTTTTTAAATTATTCCAATAATATTTGAAATTATGTTGTCATTTGTGACATAAGAATTATCAACACTAGATACGTTTGATATTGTATCAGGTGTCATTAAAACTGGCTGCATTAATGAAGATGTCATAACGCAACCATTGGTACATTGTATCATATAATTTTTATTTTGTAAACTTAATCTTAAATAATTTTCATCATTTACAAAATTATTTAATGGAACTCTGCTAGATAATATTCTATCAACGACTGTATAGTGAGGATTAGCAATTAATATAAAACATTCATTATCATCAATTAGAGCATCATTATCACCTGGATATAGATTTAATCTAGAATTTATTGGCAAATTTAATATTTGGTTACTTGAAAATAACTTATAATTTTTACCATCGCTTTTGACATAATTAACATTGTTCCATGCTGTATTGAAGGATGTCACATATTTATTTTCAAAAAATTCTAAATAATTGGTGTAAACAATATCGCTTGGTTTATATACTAATATTTTAATAGTGGATAAACTATAAATCATATTTGTTAATATAATAGAAGTTCCAATACTATTAAAATATGATTTTTCATATGAACTTTCATCTAATACTTGACCATTCAAAAAAACTAATACATTATCTGTATTAGAAAATTTTAATACTTTTTGGATATTAGAATTATCTTTTCCTGAAATAATTTTTGTATTAGATACACGATAAACAAATTCATCAAAAGTTGTTGAATTTTGAGAATTAATATTAAATCTCAAATTTATTCTTGGAGGTAAAGGAACATCATCAAATTCTCTAATAGCAATTGTTATTGTATTATAGCTTGAATTTAGATTAACAAAATTAATATCAGAATTATTTTTATCAGGATATAACGTATTATTTTTATTAAAAATAGTAGTATCTAAATCTGTTGATAAAATATTTCGAGTTTTTTTAGTTTTTATTGGTACTAATTTTCCAGCACAACCTTGCGTAATAGAGCATTTATTAATGAAAACACGTAATTGGTCTTCTTCAATATCAATTTCTCTTTTACAAGTATTGCATTTATATGTAATAAAGTTCACGCCATTAAATCCTTAAATATAGCATTGTATTGTCGAGCAACATCCAAAGTCATTCTTGCATCTTCTAATGCATTATGAGCTGCTCGTTTATCATTACCAAATAGTTCAAATACATGATCTGATTTATAAGTTCCGAAACATATAAAAGACATTCCAGCAACATCTAATACAACATGATGACTTTTAAATTCTACCCCAAAATCATTAAACAATTGTTCAGTAAAATTAATATCAAAACCTGTATTAAATCCTAATACCATCACTTTTGGATTAGGACCTAAATGCTTTAATAAAAATTCCATTAACAATACACAAGCTTCTTCTCGTTCTACTCCGTGTTCAGCCAAATATTCTCTAGTTAAACCATGAATTTTTTGAGCATCATTAGACCATTGGTATGTTGTTTCATCAAATTTTATTTCAACATATAATTCATCTACAATTTCAAAAGTTCTAGTATTAAAAATAATAGCACCAAAAGAAAGACCTTGAAATGTTAAAGCACTATTACCTAAAAAATCCGAACCACTACTTTCCCAATCGATACATAAACCATAAGTTGGCGCATAAGAATGGTATTTAATCATTTTCTCTCCACAAAGTTAATAATTTCATCTACTCGTTTTTTAATATCATGTTCTTTTACTAGAAGAAAAGGAATATCGCTAAGTTCGCATAATTCAATTAATCTATTATTGAAGATTTCTTGTGTTTCAAAACTTCCTCTATTTTTATCTTCTTCAAATTTAATATTTTTATTTGTCTCAATAATAACTAATTTATCATAAATTAATTGATATTTTAAACATGCATTTCTAAAACCATCAATCCAATAATTATTATTTCGAGTATTTAATTGTTTATTCCATAATTCAGCATAAATTAATATGTCAAAAAAGGAACGCTCAACAAATACTTTATCATTAAAACTCTTGGTTCTTAATTTAAAATCATGTTCATATTTTTTATGAATCACAAGTTCTTGGAAATTATTCATATCTTTAAAAGATGATAAAGCTTCAACTAAGCTATTATAACCCATTTCTTTCTGAACATGGCGAGAAACTTTAAAATTATCGACTGAATAATCTAACATTGATAATTCATTCAACACTGTGGATTTACCTACACCATGAGCACCAGATACAGCAATTAACATACACTTCTTCCTAATATCAAAATAACATAATCAAATATATCACACAATGTTAGATTTGTAAATATTTTTTAGCTAAAAATCAAAGCTGCTGCATAATCTCTTTTTGCTTTAGGAACAACCCATTCTGAACCATTATAAGCCTTAATTTCATTTGATAATGCATCATACCAAACTTGGCCAGTAACAGGATTTGTTGGAATAGTATTATAAATTAATGCAACTGGAAACCAAGTTGTTCCATCATAAGCTTTTAATTGATTATTACTAGTATCATACCAAGTTTGCCCTTTAGTGACACCTGTTGTTGGTTGAGTTGTTCCCATATAAGGAGCAGATACTGGTTTCCATATAGTTCCATCCCAAGCTCTTAATTGATCAGTACTAGTATCATACCATAAATCTCCTTCTGAAGGATTAGTTGGTTGTCCTGTTGGGAGTTTTGCAGCTAATTGCCAAAGACTTGTTCCAGCATTATAAACTCTCAATACTTTAGGATCAGTACCAACATCAAACCATAATTGTCCTTCGATTGGATTAGATGGAGCAATAGAACTTGCAAAGCTTTCAAGTAATCTTACAAAGTTTTGTTGTTGTCCTACACCATAATTTTTAGCACCACGGCCATGTAATAATAAACTAGTTAATGTTGAATTAACTTCTAATGGTTCAATTTCAAAATCTGGTTTATTAACGTCTGAACGATGAATAACATAAGTCATAATATTTAGTTCCTTTTAATCTTGTTTTTTAATAACATAAGCAATCCATCTATTTAACGCCATAGATGGGTCCTTAAATTGAGCATATTGTTCTTTATTTTCTTCATTATTCAACATAATCAAACACCATTGAGCTAATTCCACTTGTTCTTCATTTTTTAATTGCTTTAATTCGTCTAATTGTTCTTTAGAAGAAGAGAACTCATTAGCATATCGTGGATTAGTATTTTCACCATTCTTAAACAAATTCACTAATTGTAATAATACATTATAATGAACAGCATTAGTACATTTCTTAGCTTTACAAATTTCTTGTAATATCATAGAAATATGAATTGGCGTAATCTGCTCTTTTAATATTGGTTTTATTTCATGTAATTTCATTTTAATTCCTAAGTATAAAGTTATTTAGTATTTATCTTTAAAATAAAATTGGCATTGGCTCATCCATTTCATCAGCTGTTTCATTATCAGAAGAATAATCATTTTCATCATATTTATACATGAGTTTATGAGCTTCAGGATCAAAAGAAGCAACATACTTAATTAATCTAACAATTAACACTAATGCCATAACTGCGTCATCAGTAGCTCCCTGTTTAGCAGCATAACTTCCACCCGAAGCTATAAAATTTTTCAATTCAAATATTGTAATTTCAGAATTTATAATTAATCCATTCTTAATCTTTTCCAATAATGTCTTCATTTGCAAACAAGCCAATACTTTTGATTTATTAGTAGTTGCCATTCCTAATTTTCCAGGAACATCATTAATCAATTCTGCAAATTCTGGTTGTTCTTCATCTGTCTCATATAATGCAGCAATAGCTTCTCCAATACTATTTCTTTCAAACGTCCACATTACCTCAGGTCTTTTATTACCGATAGGTTTTGATAACTTTTCTAATATCCACTTTAACTTGCCATATAATCCTGGGATATTTAAATCATTAGAACGATATTGACCAATTTGAACTAATCCTGGAAATGTAAAAATATCTATTACAGAAAAATCTGCTCCTCTACCAGTCGCAACATCACAAGCAACTAAATACATAGGATTTCCTTTTAACTCATCCCAAAACTTAAAACCATTATCTTCAAATAATACAGAAGAATATCTAAATTCATTTAATCGTAATGAACTAACTAATAATGCATCTGAAGATAAAAATTCACAATCTAATTCAACTTTAGCTTTTAATTCTCCTAATTTACCAACCATTTCTTCATAATATCCAGAACCAGGTCCTCTTTCAGGATGTCTATGATATAAAACAGTTTTATTTACAAAAGAATTTAATCCTGCACATGAACTTCTCCATAATGAAGCAAATAAATCACTATCACCATTAGGAGTAGTTGTTAGAATAAATTTACCACCTGTTGATAAAGAAGGAGTAATAGATGCCCACATTTCGTCTTGAATTCTTTTAGATACGAATGCAATCTCATCAATAAACAGAATACTTGGTGAACCACCTCGGCCAGTTTTTTCAGTGGTTGCTTCTGATTTTATAACAGAGCCATTATCAAACTCTATACTAGTACGATTGTAGAATTTGCAACCTGCTTTTAACCAATTTGGTAATTCTTCATAAGAGAATTTTATTCTACCCATGATTTCAGTAGCATGCGCCATCGCTTTAGAAGCAATAACACATAATTTATCTTTTTGGAAAGTAGCCATCCACAATATATAGATGGCAGCTACTGATGTATTATGTGATAAAATTCCATTTGTATAATAAACATGCTCTTCATCATCAAGTTCTAAATCATACATATTTTCATAATTATCATATTTAATTAAATCAACAACTTTGCTAATACCTTTTATAGTTTTTAAATATGTATTTGAATTTAAATCTTTTAAAAATAGTTCTTTATTATCTTTATCAATAACAATATGATTATCTGCACCTTTTAAATATAAACCATTTTCTAATATAACTTCATAAAGTTTATATTTTACGGTTTTAAAACTTGATTTTATTTTTGACAGTCCTAAAGGAGTATCAACATAACAATTGTTAATACTAGTTTGTTGTATAAATTTTAAATTACCTTCATAATCATTTATAGCAACAGTTATAGGATTATTTAAATTATGAAATTGTTCTATAGATATTTCTTGTTTATCTAAACAATATCTTAATATTTTATTTTTTAATCTGCTAAAAAAAGATTTTTTGGCATAAAGTTCCTTATCTAAAATCTTTAATAATAATATTTTGAACCAATTTTTTGGTTTAGTATATATATTTATTAAAGTTTCAGAAGAAACACATTTACCTAATTGTCGACTAGCCAGTAATAAAACATCTTTATTATTATGTATGATATCAATCATTTCTTCTTGATATTCATATAAGTGGAATGGAACAGTGCCTTTAACAGGATGTTGAATTTTTACATAAGTTTTTATAAAATAAATTGGGTCATTTGTGCATTTTTCTAATTCTTCAACTTTATCTAAATCATATTCATCTTGAATGTTAGCTCTTTTAATATATTGATTTGCCATAATTTTTCCATAAACGTAATTTCCTTATTTTTATTTATGGAACGCAAAAAAGCCCATAATTATTATGGGCTTTTTTATTTTTGAAATTAATCTTTCCCAATATATGTTATATTTTGAGTACTAAATCCAGAATTTTTTCTAAATTCAAGATAAGAAGAACGAGTATCAAATATAATAAACACCTTTCCACCTGGTGTTTTAATTAATTCAACAAGTTCTTTCATATTATCTCCAGATGAAACATCACTATCAGAAAATATTAAAATATTATATTTGTCTTTAATTAATTTTTGAATATTTTCACGTAAATCTGCAGAGAAATTAGTAACAGAACCATAATGTTGTTTAAATATTACGCTCATTTTTCCATCAAATCTTGTTGGTTTTTCTAAAACATTAGAAACAGCAACTGCTTTATCTGATTTAAACATACCTTTCCATGCATGCCAATTATCACTAAATTTAATAATGGTAAATAATGCATTTGATAATCTTGCATTAGATTTTAACAAATTAGCAATATTAGCATACATTGTTGCAATTATTGAACTCATACTTCCTGAGCTATCAATAACAAAAGCTAATTTTACTTCTTTAGCATCAAGAACATTTTCACCGGGTTTCATAGCTCCAGCGCCAGTTTGTCGTGCAGTATGGATACCTGATATACTTCTTCTAGAAGGTTTTTGATATGTTTCTTCTACTTCTTCTCCAGCTGAAGCAATAAACATTTTAATAATTTGGTTCCAATTAAACTTTGGTTGGATTTTTGAATAATCTACTTCTGATGGATTTGCATCTGAACCTTTACCTCTACCACCTTTTTGAGCTGCTTCTTTTTCTCTTCTTGCAATTTCGTCTTCTTTTGCCTTTTCATTAGCTTCTTTTCTAGATAAATCCTTGCCAGCTTTAAGACGTTCTTCAGTTTTTTTATGTTGTTCATCTATTGCATTAACACCAGAACCTTCGCCAATTTCTTCAATTTTTTCTCCTTCTTCTTCCCCTTCTCCATCCTCACTATCAGATTTTTGATTTCCTTCTTCTTCACCAGGTTCTCCAGGTTTGCCTGAACCACCTGGTGGCGGGTTTTGTTCTGGTCCTCCAGTTTCTTTTTTGATGATTGTTATATTACCTTGTTCATCTATTTCATAATCACCATCTTTACCAATAATAATTTCAACAAAATCATTATTTTCTTCTTGATCTTCTTCTAATAACATTTGATATTTTTGCATTTTATACATCCTTTTGTTTCTTAATTCTAACAACAATATTACCATTACTATCGATATGATAATCTTTCTTAGAAATTGTTAAAACTGTTTGTTCTTGTCCTGAAAGAGGATCTGATGTTTTAACTTCATTATAACTATCTTTATGCCCAATTCTAATATTTCCATGACGATTAGCTGTTGGAACTTTTTTAGCAATATCTCTACCATTAATAGTTAGATTTCCATAATCATCTTCTACATAATAAGGCCCTTTTTGTTCTTCACCTTCAGGTTTTTGACCTTGACCTTTTGGTTGTGGTTGAGCGTTAGGATCAGCAGGTCCTGGAGTTTTACCACCTTCTTCTTTTCCATGTTGTTGGCCTGTATCATGATCATCAGACATACCATCTAATTCTTCTTGAACCATTTGCTGTTGTTTTTTATTTAATTTGCTAAATTCAGCTGCAACTAAATTATACATTTGTTTATATGATGTTTGTCTATCATAATTAATATCATCATTAAATAAACCAATTGGCAATTGCTCATATCCTGATTTAACTAACATATAATTAGAACGGAAATCACCAACCCAGTTGATAATTTTAGGGTCAGCTTTAGGAATTTCATTTTGATAATGAAAGTCAGAATATGTATAATGTAAAAATTCATGAATAATCAAGAATTCAACCCAACAATATTCATCTGGAGTATCTCCACCATTACTAACATATTTTTTACCTTTTGGAACTACACCTTTAATATGAGCAAAAGTCATTAAATCTTGCATGAATTCAGTATCAAAATAAAATTCACCTTTAGGAGATGCAGCAGCTGTTTCAATACTATTTAAATCTGGGCGTTTAGGATCTGGTAATAATAGAATAACAGGTTCATACAAACGTTTAGGGTCTGTAAATGACCTCAATGGTAAAAATTGGTCATGTTCTACTTTAATATCTCTAATCAATCTCCAAAATATAGTTGCATCAAATTTTGGAGCACCTTTAATGTCAATACCCTTCACTTCTTGAAATTTTTGAAATACTTCTGATTCTACAGTATTTTTAACAATAGTTCCATATAATAAAGGAGCTTTATCTGCAATTTCTTTGAATTTAGCAACTTTGTCTTCAATTTCTTTAACAATTTTACTTGCAGGAATACCATGAAATTTAGCAATAATATTAATGGTATCTTGAATATGCTTGTCATTAATTGTATGGCTTTTAAATTGAATGGTTCCTTTTTGAAATTTGCGTTGTTCAAAAGCTTCATTCAGTTTTCTATATTTGTCTGTAGTCATTTTTAATCCTGTTTTATTTGATATTTTTCTACTATTGGTATTATATACCTTTTTCCTATTGTTGGACAACTATTTTTGTTAAGCTGATTAAAAATTTCCACTAATTCTTGGAGTTCTGGTCCCTTTTGAATTAGTGGATTATGTAATCTTAACATTGCTTCTATAGTATGACCCATAGAAAACATTATTTCTGATGTTCTAAACTCCTGGGCCATAACTTATCACCAGTTTGACTCAGCAACATTTACAGGAACAATACCACCAGGACCAAATGCTAATTCAAGGCGAATTTTATAAGGAGGCATAAATTTTGCATAAGCTTTTCTAAATTCTTCTTCTTCATTATCATCATAAAGATTTTTTAATAATTGTGCTTTCTTTTTAAATTTTTCATATTCTGGACTTTGATCATTAACTTTATATGATATAGAAGGTCTTGACCTAGTGTTATCTGTAAAATTAGACATTGACATATAGTCCATATCATAAAGTGTATAAGGAACACCTTTAACTTTTAAATATTTTAAAAAGCCTTTTGCTTTAATTAAATCAAGCATTTCTTCCAAAGTTACATCATCAGCTTTATTCTTTTTATATTCATTCAATCTTGACATTAATGCTTTTTGAACAGCATCATGATAAAGATTATCCGCAACAGGTTTTGAATGACCTGGACGTAATTGCAAAGGCATTTTAGATGGTTTTCCTTCAAAATCAAAAACAAATTCATCTCCTATTTTTTTAGCTGCGTATCGTTCTTTTCTTTTAACTAATCTTCTATCATCATTTGATATTGCATAAGCTTTTAATTGTCCATATAATGTTGTTTCTTTCAACAATTTTAATAAAATATTTGTTTGGCTATTAATTTTACTTTGAGAAACTGTTTTAATATTATCATACACTTTAGCAGTTGAATAATGTTTAAATTCTTGCGTTTCTATAAACTCAGCTTTGTGTAATAAATCAGAAAATTTTTGTTGATTATCTTCTTTAACATTATCTATTAAAGTTTGCGTATCAACAAATAATTCAAAAGACATTTTTGGAGGAGTGGAAAAATCAGCTTGATATTTTCTAATTAGACATACTTGAGTTCCATTACTTTCTATAAGAACCATTTTTACAATATCATCTTCCAAAATTACTTGTAATTCGCTATTAGTTTTAAAATCTTTTTCATTAACTATAGCATCACTTCCAAAAGATAATGGAACACCTGCCGTTTTATTTAATTCATTTGTTTTACTTGAGCTTTTATAATTTAAACTATCCCCAAATTTAAATAAATTTTTAAATTTTTTATCAACAAAATTTAAATTTCCCCAATTTTCATTTAATATTTGATCATTATTAGATAAATCTAATAATTCCTGTAATAATTGTAGCATAAGATAATTCCTGTATTAGTTTTGAATAAATAATATCATAATTTATATTTATTAAAAGAGATTACAATCTTATGTCATCCATATTAAATCTTATCTCAGAAGCTTCTGAAATAAAACTACAAACAGTTAGAACAACACCTACAAGTTTATCAATATCTTGGAATATTCCCACCAATTATGTTTCATATAATGGTGCTGTTATATTACTATCTGATGAACCATTTACTAATGCCAATAATCCGACTAATGGACAAACATATACACCTTCATTAAACTATTTAATTCCTACAAATACGATTTCTGGAGCTAATGTTGTTGGAGCTTTTTATGGAGCATTAGGAGATAGTATTACTAGTACTTCATTAATTGTTTCTAATTTAGATGCAAATAAAGTTTATTATGCATCTATGTTTATTTGTGATAATGTTATTAATTATTTAATACCAGGAATTAAATCATATGCTGATTTTGGCGTATCAGAAAATCAAAGTTCTGAACTAAATTCTGGAAATATTCCTGAAGCAACAACTCCACCATTAAATCCTACATTAGGGCAAGTATTTTATAATCATTTAGTTAATAAAGTATTCATGTGGAATGGTTCAACTTGGATGGATGCCTCACCAACTCCAGCTTTAACAGGAACTGCATTTCCAACTAATCCAGCACAAGGAATATTTTTCTATAATACAATTTCTAATTCATTATTTGTTTATAATGGAACTGATTGGATTAAAGCTAATACTGCTCAGGAAGATGTTCCACTCTATAATAAATTATCAATAGGAACCGATGGAAGTATTGATGAAAGAGTGAGATTAATTTCTGATGTAAAAGCTCAATTAGGTTGGCCAAAAATGTGTGTTGAACTAGATGAAAGTCAATTTGAAAATGCTATTAACCAAGCATTAAGAGAAGCAAGACGAAGATTGGATAGTGTCTATTACCATAAACACTTTTTATTTGGATTAAAACCTGATCAAAATATTTATTATCTTAATAATCCTGAAGATGATAGTAACAAAATTGTTAATGTTATAAAAATTCATAGATTGTCTACATTTGGTTTGAATGTTTTATCTAATGATGCTGGATTATATTCTCAACCTTTTTTAAATCAATTGTTTTTAGCAGGAGCAACAATGGATTTATTAAGCATTCATTTAGTCGCTCAATTAGGTGAAACGTTTAGTTTATTATTTGCTCAAGCTCTTCAATTTGAATGGAGAGAAAACACTCGCGAATTAACAATTTTACGTAAATTATACAAAAATGAACCTGTTGTATTAGAATGTGTTATGGAGAAAACAGAACAGGATATATTAAAAGATAGATGGACATCTCAATGGATATTTGATTGGACACTTGCTGTATGTTATGAACAATTATCTAATATTAGGGGTAAATTTCAAAGTCTTCCAGGTCCTAATGGAATTACTTTAAATGGATCTGAATTAGCTCAAAAAGCGGAGACAATGAAGATAGAACTTCTTCGCCAAGTAAATGATTATGAAGTTGGAAGTAATATTGAGTTCGGAAATTCTTTTATTTTGTTTGGATAAATCAGCCGCTATCTTTATTAATAACAGATACAGAGAATAATGACCCTTCTGAGAAGGATTGTTGTTCTCCGTTTTCATCATATTCCATAACTACAAACCCATTCATATTACCAATTCTTAAGATAATTTCTTGGATAATGTTATCTCGTAATTCCATTGGAGCAGATAAATTGATTGGCATTGTAAAATTTAAAGACCATTGAACTATTCTTTTATCTTGACCCATTGGATAATTTTCTTCGTTATTAATTCCTGTCAATTCTACATGAGTTAATCGCGTCCAATCTAATGCTTTATCATTTTTCTGAATTTGAACAGTTGGGTCAAATAGTAAAAGTATTTGTTCTAGTATCTGATGTAATTGGTCTGTATTAGACGCATAAATTCCTAATTCCATATTAAGATTGTAAGGTATAGGCATTAGGCGATAAACAACTTCTAAATCTTCAGGAAATAAACCACCTGCTGGTAGGTATTGTCTTCTGTCAATAGTGCCAACACCTTTTCTTCTTTCAGGAGCTAATTCAATTCCTTGCATATTAACTGCCATCATTGGAAGAGAGAACGGTTTATTTTGAGTATGGGCAGCTTGAATTGCAGCAACTACTCTATCTCTGTTACCAATTGAGATAGGAACTTGTATCATTGCAGAAATTCCATCAGCATTTTTTCCTGTTTGGACATGAAGTCCTACAAAGATACCAACAAATTGTTTTATATAATCTTTTAATTGAGCTTTATACCAATAATTGTTTATCATGATTTAGGTTTCCGAGGTTTTTTAGTTCCAATATTAGGTTTAGCATTAGTGGTAGTTCTTTTAGGAGCTTTAGCTTTTTTAGGAGCAATTGGTTTTATTATTTTAGGTTTTATATTTTTCTTTTTAGATGGTTTATCAGATTGTTTGAATAAAGACAATTCTGTTAATACTCTAAATTGCATACCATTAGAAGATGCAAATGCTTTTGCTGCTTTCCATTTAGCTTCATTAATCATAAGAGCTTTTTTATCATATTCAGTTTTAGCAGCTTCAGCAGTACTTTCTTTCAATGGCTTTACTTCAACAATTTCTTTAACTAAATTGCCAGATTTATCTTTATACTCAACATAAAAATCTGGAAAATATTTATGAACTCGTCTATCAATTGGACTGATATATTGTAAAGAAAACTCCTCACTTGCCCAACGCATTACAGATACTGATAAATCAAAAAATTTGCAAACCTGAGTTTCCCACCTTGATCGACAAACAATATTATTTGGATTACCAATATATTTGCTAGGATTTTTTGGTATATATCTACTTTTTATTCCGTTAGTTGCCATTTTTTGAATTTATAAATACATAAAATTATATTTATAATTTGGCGTATGAACTTAATTTATTAGTTATTAATTCTTCCTGACATTCTAATATGTCTCTATCAGATTTGAGATGTTTATCTATAATTTCTTTTATGCTAATTAATGTTCTATCTCTAGCAAATGCTGTTGAATTTCTCATAAAAGCTATAGCACGCAATTGATTTATTTGTAGCAAACCTAATATATGTGAAGTTATGCTTTCAGGCAAATATAAAACACTTTTAATATAAACACCTGAATATTGTTTACCAATACCTTGTAAATTTTCAATAGGATTATTATGACAATAAAGACTTGAATTAATTTTTAAAGCGCAGAATTTTAGAGAGGTTAATTGATTATATTGGCAAAAATAATCTCCATGGACTTCTTTTGGCCCACCTTCTAAAGAAGTTAATTCGTTAGAATTTACAGCAAATTGTCCTTTAACTATTTTAGGAACTTCGAAAGGACAATCTAATAAAGATCCTTTTAATTTTGGATATAAATCCATTAAATAAACATCATCTTTTCCTTCTTTCAAGAATGATTTAAAATTTTGCATAGTATCTAAATCCTTTAGTAATTAATTCTTCCTGACATTCTAATATATCTCTATCTGAAGATAAATGTTTATTTATTATATCCTGTATATCTCGATTTGAGTTAAATCTAAAATTTTTTAATCCTTTTATTTTAAGTACTCCTAAAATGTTTGAAGTGATTTTTGTGGTGTCGCAATTTAATACATCACCAATCTCTAATAGATAATCTTTACCAATTCCTTTTAATGAAGTAATTTTTGTTCCTGCACAGTCGAATGAACCACCAACTTTTTTTGGTGCAAACTCTAATGAAGTGATTTTAGAAAACCAGCATAAATAATTTCCACCAACTTCTATGGGTCCATATTCCAATGAAGTGATTTTTGAATTTGCACAATTAAATTCTCCATCAACTATAGTCGGACATCCTTTTAATGATTTTAAACTTTTGACATCGCAAATAAAGTTTCTACTGACATGTGAAGGATATGATTGGATTAAAAATCCTTCTTGCGAAACATGTTTTGGAAAAAGTAAAAAGTTTTCTTCTTCTGTTAGAAAAGATTTAAAGTTTTGCATATTGTCTTAAACCATTAGTAATTAATTCTTCTTGACATTCTAACACATCTCTATCCTGAACTAAATGTTTATTAACAATAACTTGAGCTTTTAATTTGTTGTTAATATCAGGATATCTATGTTGAGAAGAACCAGTAATTAAAAAATTCTCCAATTTGTTAATTAAAAGAAATGATAAAAATCCATTATAATTATAAGGTAATATTATTTTTCTAACTTGTTTAACAGTTTTATTAATATGATTAGAGATAGGCATATCTATCCAATTAAATAATAATCCTTTTATTGTAGAAGGACAACCTTCAAGAGATTTAATTCCATGACATTCCATAACATTAAAAGCACCTTTAACTATATCTGGTAATCCTATTAAAGATGTTATATTTAATGTTTCTAATGATAAATCTCCATTTCTTGTTGGATTTTTCCATTCTTTAAATTGAAATGGTAAATATTTTCCACCTTGATAATCAATTAGTAAACTATCATCAATAAATGGCCAATCGCTAAGTATTTCAAATTTTCCATTTTTCATACTACCCTGAAGAAAAACTTCACCAGAAGAAGGTTCTACTTGAGAATAAAATATTTTCCCATCTAATTCATCTTCTTGCCAATTTTTAAGCTTTGCTAATTCTTCATTAGTTGTTATTTGCCAAGGATATTGTTTTTCCTCATCATTTTCTTTTAATAAGAATGATTTAAAGTTTTGCATATTGTCTAAACCCTTTAGTAATTAATTCTTCCTGACATTCTAACACATCTTTATCAGTATAAAAATGTTTTATAACAATACCACACCATTTATCAATGAATCTACCTTCTTCAAGTTTTCCAAGTTTTTTAATCAATAATAATCCTAATACGCTATCTTTAATTCGTCTAGGAACATCAATAATTAGGCATTCTCCAGAAATAATTTTATGAATATTATGCAAAGAGCTTGGAGGTGCTGATACACCATCTATTCCTAAATAAATTTTACTAGAAGTATCAACATTGAACTCTGGTAAACCATATGTTATATAGCAAAAGTCAGTATTATCGCTAATAGATTTTCCTGAAACATAAGGTAATTGTTCAAATACATCTTTAACTTGTTCTATTATAGGTTCATGACTAGCATCACTTCCAAATTTAGCTTCTAATACATTAAATTGAAAACCTAATTTTATTTGACTATTATCTATTCTTCCAAATCTGTGATAAAGTTTTGTTCCACTAGGTAATGGATTATCTTTAAACATTTGAACAATATCATTAGTTACTTTATCTTCATTAATATCAGCATTTGGTTTTTTATTTATTATTAATGTTTTTCCAAATCGTAAATACCCTTTTTTATCTTCTTCTGATAAAAATGATTTAAAGTTTTGCATATTGTCTTAATCCATTAGTAATAAGTTCTTCCTGACATTCTAATACATCATTATCATTCTCTAAATGTTTATTTAAAATTTTAACCCATTCATTTTTTGAAAATAATAAAGATATTTTTCTATTAGTTTTATTTAATAGTAACAATCCTAAAACACTATCTGTTATTTTTGAATTATTACGTATTTGCAATAATTCAAAATCTCCAATGATTTTATTAATACCTTTAAACGATGTAGGACCTTGTGCTGTAATATAAATGTATGGAAAACTAATTTTTATATGTTGAGGTAATGAATGATTTACTAATAATTCTAAATTTGTATCATTAGGTAAATGTTGAAAACTGTCATTGCTATTATATTTTTCTAATATATCAACAACTTCTTTTTCAATCTGCATTAATTGAGTTAATTGATTATCATTATTTATTTTCAATTCAATGCTAAATGAATGTTTTCTAATATCAAAAAAGAATACTTTAGTATTGGTTTTTTCTTCAATGTTTTTTATAATAGTTTCTTTTTGTTCTTTAAGATAATCTTCAATATCTTCATATCTAATAGAAAATTCAACAATCAATTTAATGACATATTCACTATTATCTTCTTTTAAAAATTGCTTAAAGTTTTGCATATTCTCTAAATCCATTAGTAATAAGTTCTTCCTGACATTCTAATATATCTTTTGATGTTAAGTGTTTTTTAATTATATTCAACCATTCAGGACTTATATCACAGTTAATAGTATGTAAATCTTTTATTTTTAATAATGATAATGTTCCGCCAATAATTTTTTCAGGAAATTTAATATTAAGTATTCTGCAAGATAATAGTTGTTTATCAAATCCAGATAACGAAAATGGTTTAGCCCATGGTAAATACAAATCTGCAATATTGGCCTGAATTTTAATATCTTCTGGTAATTGTTCTCTAATAAGAAGAGAACTTGTTACCACTTTAGTTTGCATTATTGAATGCAACATTTTATTTAGATTATCTTCAACTTCTTTTGTAATTTTATTTTGATATTCTAATGTAATATTTTTTTCAGATTTATCAATATCAACAGAAACAATTAATGTATTTGCAAAATAACAATCAATCTTTTTATTAGGCATTAATTCAGAAAGTTCATTACACATTTCTTTTTCTGTCAATTCAATATCATAAGTATTTTCATAATCTTCAACAATTTCAGGTGTATAAATTTTACTATCACAGTTAATAGCTAAAGATAAATCATGATTTTTAGGATTATGATTTTCTTCTTCTTTTAATAAGAAAGATTTAAAATTTTGCATATTGTTTTAATCCATTAGTAATGAGTTCTTCTTGGCATTCTAAAACATCTCTATCAGAAGCAAAATGCTCTTGAATAATTTTTTCAGCTTTGTAAAATTCAGCATTAGCTAAATCAAATTCTAAAAATCTAACTTTTTTATCTAATAACATTAAACCTAAAAATCCTGTTAAATATTTAGTTGATTGAATAGAAAGTGTTTCTGCAGATGCGATATGCTTTTTAAATTCTTTAGAAGATGTTTCTTCTGTTAATTGAATATTAACAACATAATTAGAAGCTGAAATTGGATAGGCTGGCGGCCATTCGCAGTAAATATCTTGACTACCCATTTCTAATTGACCAAATCCTTCGCAAATATCTAAAACAGTATCAATTAATCTAGAAGCTTTAAAAATATCATTTGGTTGCATTAATTCAATACATACAAAAAAGTTTCCATCATCTGGACTTGCTTCAATAACTTTCATATGCTCTTTTTCAGTTATATGATGATTGATAGCTGCTTTAAATTGTTTAGCATATTTTGCTGGAATTTTTTCATCTTGCATTGCAGTCCAAATGTTCAATTGAGGATAATTTTGGACATTTTCTTTTAATAGAAATTGTTTAAAGTTTCGCATATTGTCTTAATCCATTAGTAATTAATTCTTCTTGACATTCTAATATATCTCTATCACATTGTAAATGTTTATCAACTATTTTAACCCAAGGTTCTTTTATTGTATTACATTTAATTTTACAAGTTTTTGGAAGCAATAATAAACTAAGAACATTGCTTTGCACAAAATCCATATTTGATATATCCAATTGTACACAATTTTTACCAATCATTTTATTAAAACCACTTAAAGCAAGACTTCTTGTGTTAAAAAATAATTTAATCACCTTGTAATCTATCAAACTCATTGGCACACCATAATACTCCAATTTCCCATAACTTTTTTGTTTATCAAATGTCAAAATAGTTGGCTTTAACAACTCATCTGCTCCTTCTTCCAACTTAGTTTCAATATTCTCAAACCAAGTATAATCAGCCATTTGTTGTTGAGTTGGATTTGCAATTACAAGGTTCACTGTGAAATCTAAAAACCATTGACATTTAAGCAGTGGACTAATGCTCTCAGCTAAATCTTCCCATTTTTCTTTAGGAACATTTTGTAAAATGTTCGAATTGTTAAGTCTTTCAACTTTTAATGTATAGTTGAAATATCTTCCATGCTCAATTTCTTCAGATAAGAAATGCTTAAAGCTTTGCATATTGTCTATATCCATTAGTAATTAGTTCTTCTTGACATTCTAATACATCTTTATCTGATGATAAATGTTTATTAAAAATATCAATCAATTTAGTATCATTATCAGTAATATGAATTATTTTTTTCAATCTTTTTATTAATAATAAAGATAACATTGAACTTGAAATATTTTCTCCACCAGATAATAAAATATATTCGCAATTTAAGAACTTATTTATTCCAGATAATGAAACATTTTTATTTTTTGCAAAGTCTAAATTAACTTCAGGAAATTCTAAAATGACTTGTAAAGGAGCATTTACCCAACACGTTGCAACATATCTATTTTTTGTTTCTGGAAATTCTTGTTGTAATAATTTATCCCACAAATAAAAAAACTCATTAAGATTGTCATCAGTTCCTTGTTGATTATTAGTTATTCCATAATAAATTTCAACTTGAATAAAGCTATAAATTTGTTCTCTTAAGATTACAGCTTCAACATTATCCATTTTAAATAATTTTTTTATTTCACTATTCAATACTTGCAAAAAACCGTCTTTAGTCCATTCATCGTTTTTAAAATATTTTCTAGATATTTCTCCAGTTTTAAACTCAAATCCTTTGCAAATCACAGGATATTTAAAATTTTCATAATCTTGTAAAATAGAAGTTTTTTCTTCTTTTAAAAATTGTTTAAAGTTTTGCATATTGTGTTTATTTTATTTTAATATATTGTTCACTAGAAAAAGCTAATAAATTTTCAAAAAAAGGACTTTTGAAATGTTTATTAGGAGTTATTTCTTTTTTACAAACTAAGAATTCTTTTTTTAAGTTTGTTTCATTTTCGTAATAAGTTGTATTATTAGAATTTTTCTTTAGTTTGTCAGCAAGAAAAAAATAAATTTTACATTTTTGTTTATATTCCTTTTCAGAATTTGAATGTTTGCGTTCAGCAGAAAAATAGAATGCTTCATATTCAGAAAATTTTTCACTTACTGAATTAGCAATTACTCCATATAACATTGCAGGATTTATCTTAAAATCATTTGAAGTGCTATGAGCTTTATCTTCATTATCTACATCAACTTTATAAAAAGATACTTCAGCGGATTTTATTTTTAACGCCTCAACAAATACATCATATAATGGCTTTTTTTCAATTTGAATTTGATATGGTAATCCTTCAAATGAGATTGGAGCAAGATCAAATCTGCCCTGTTTTTGCCACATTAAGTCCACTTTAGAATTAAATATTTCGTATAATTTCATACTAATGTTTTAAAGTTTTGCATAATCTCTATAACCATTAGTAATAAGTTCTTCCTGGCATTCTAATATATCTTTAGATTTTATATGTTTTGACAATATTTTAGCAACATCAGCAGTTTTATCTCCATAAGAAATAATTTCTCTAATGCCTGGAATTAATATTAAACCTAACACTGATAATTTAATTTCATCATCAAAATAAAAATCTCTTGTCATACTTTTAATTAATTTATGGATATTATGAAGATTATCAATTTTAGGATTATTTAATATTAATATTGCTCCGTTATATTCAGAAATACCTTCTAAAGAAGATAATTGTTTATTCTCAATTCTAATAAAACTATTAATTTGTTTAGGAAGTGCTATTAAATTTCTAATATTAGTATTTTTAATTGTTATAGCTCTACACTCATCAGGTAATTCCAATTCAGATAAAGAAGATATTGATTGACCAATTATTTTTAATTCATCAATAGGTTTTTTTAATCTTTTAATTGCTTTGTTTTCTAATTCAATAACACAATTTATATAACGGGTATATAAATCTTTATTTGGAGTAGGAGAAGGCAATTTTGTTAATCTATCTGAACTACTAGTTCTTAATTGACCATTACTGTAAATATAATATTCGCCAACTGCATTTTTTAAAATAAAAGCTAATGTTCCATTTTTTTCTTGAATTGGAGATGTTATTTCTTTAAAATATTTGTCAATAATAGTTTTATATTCGTTAGAATTTCTAACTTGTTTTATTACATTAGCTAATTCAGTTTTATCAATAGGAGGTAAATCTCTAACTGCAGGTATATTATCTTCTTTTAATAATTCTTCAACCTTCATTTTCTTTTATCCATTTAATTAATAAAAATATTGCATTAGAATATTGCGAATGTAAATCTCCAGATTTTTTAACTTCTCCGATTTCAGTTGCATTATGAAATATTTTTCCTTCATAATTGATTTTATATCTAGTTTTTTTATCTTTAAAAATTAATAATCCTTTACTAATTTGACTATCAGTAGAAATCATTTTTAAACCAATAGAAGATATATGAGACCCTTCTAAAACTTTATTAACAGTTGCTAATATATCATTTTTTGAATGAACAGGAAATTTTTGAGATGGTTCATAATGACTTTTAATTAAATCTTTTACTTTCATTTTTTAAATCCTAATAAAGTATATTTTATTATTTACTAAAATTTTGCATATTGTCTTAATCCATTAGCGATTAGTTCTTCTTGACATTCTAATATATCTTTATCGTCATAGAAATGCTTTATAACTATGTTAGTCCACATTCTAGATTTATTATCTGGTATCCCAATAAAGCTTAGTTGAAGTAAATCCATTGATAATAAACCTAAAACATTACCAGTCACATTTCCACAACCATTAATAACAAGTCGTTTACACTTTACTAATTTATGGATATCTTTTAATGTAGTTTGTTCTTTAAAATCGAATTGGACTGAATAACTATTAAATTCGCTAGTTGGCATTTCAGTCAAATGTTTTCGAGTTGTAGAAGCTTCAAAAAGTTCTTTTATTTTCATAATTTTGCGTATTGTCTTAATCCATTAGTAATTAATTCTTCTTGACATTCTAATATATCTTTATCACCTTCTGAATGTTTTAGAATAATTTGTTTCCATTCTGCATTAGTACTTTGAAAATGTAAATGTTTAATATACAATAATCCTAATACACTATCGGTTATTTTACCTGTTGCAAAACTAATTGTTAAAAGATTACATTTTAGTTTTTTATGAATATTATGAAAAGATACTTTTGGGGAGTCATGTAAGTTTATAATAATACTATTCCATTCTATAACTTTATTA